AAGCTCGATTGTGCAAGTGACTTCCTCGGTCCACTCCTCAACAGAGACAGGGACGAAGTTGCCAGCGACACGGATCACCTTCTGTTGCTTCTCGTTCTGGATGACCAGACGGTAGACCTCGAGGTACAGAGGCTTGATGAACTGGTTGGCGAAGTTACGGGCCATGATCTTCTCGCGTTGCTGCGAGAGGGACACGAGACCTTCGACCATTCCCTGTGCGTTCTGCTTCGACAGGGCGTCCTTATTGAGCCCTTGGGACAGCTTCGAGACACCAGTGACCTCTTCCTTCTCCTCATCGAGAAGCTGGAGCGTCTGGAATACGAAGGGGTTCAGCCCGGGCTGCGGGAGCGGGATCAGGCCATCAGGGCGGGTAACGTTGACCAGACCACCAATGCGGTTCTCTAGGAGTTCCTTGGGGTTCGTCAGGGCGCCCTTAACCACCATCATGCGGGGGTTATTGGTGATGACCGTATGATCCAGAATGCCCCGAGTCAGTACAGTCCGCGCGTTCTGCGTGGGGATCACTCGGGCCGCATAGTTCGAACCATAGAATGCATGGGGAACCGGAGTCGGACAGAAGTGCAGGAACGGCTTCTTCTCTACCTGTTCCTTGTCGAGGATCACCGAACCAGCCGAGGTGACCTTCCAGAGCTTCGTGATGCCCGTACCGTTCATGTCGAGGTATAGGTAGCTCTCGTGAACCAGGACACCCTCGGAAGCCTCTTGCAACTCTGAGTCACTCTCGTCGAGCAAGGACGCACCGATGTCTTGGAACCGCGTGATCTTCTCGGGGTCCATGTTCAGGGTATCGTCCGAACCTTCACCGCTAATCTCAGCGATCTTCTTCGGGTCGTAGCCTGCTTTCTTGAGGTCCGACTTGGTCTTACGGGTTCTATGGGATACGAACTCAGCATCCGCAATCGAGGAAGCCGTAGAGGTGATCAGGAACTCTTCGGGAGGGATATTGACGATCTTGACCTGCGAGCGATCAACCTTCCGGGTGAGCGTGCCTTCACAGAGGCCTGTCTCTTCGTCGTGCTCGATCTCGATCTTAACTACGTCAGGCTGCTCCGCGAGGAGGTCCGCCTGTTCGATAGGGATATCTTCGAACGTCTCTTCCGCTTCCTCTTCACACTCTTCCCAGTAGATCTTAACGATCCCTACGCGGGCGATAAGACCATCGTGGATCAGTTGGGAGAAGATGCTGTAGGAGTCATTCTGGCGATGGACAACGTAGTCTGCGTACTCAGTCGCAATCTTCATCGCATCGACATCATTAGCCGTCTGCGGATCGAAGGAGGCGATCTTGTTACCTGCGGAGAAGGTCTCGAGCAGGACAGCCTTGAGGGACTCCACGGAATCGAAGACATCCATGCTCACGTATTTCGAGTTACCGGCATGTGAGGGAGCAGGCTTAGTCCCCTGGTAATAATCAAGCACGTTCTGGCGTTCGTCGGAAAGCTTGGAGTCGTAATAGACGGACGAGGTCTTAATCTGGCGCTCGACAAGGACGGCCAACTCTTCCTGCGATACCGGCTTGAACTTGTCAGCTTTAGCCATTGTTTAGGTTACTCGTGTGTTGTGTTGTGCAGCCGTGGCGCATGTATTTCGCAATGGCATCAAAGACCTCAGGGTCCGTCACATCGCTCTTCAGGAAGTTGGCTTTCATACCAATCCAGCACACATTGCCTCGGACATAGCCCAAGTCAGGGTTGAATTTATCTAGAGAAGGTGTCGACCACCGCCCCTTACCAAAGACCATGGGTGTCTTAAGGACAGGACAAAGGCCGTCCTTTGGATAGATACTTAGGAGATAGGGGATGTCGAGATCGAAGGCATAGCCCTCTTCACTAGCCCGCTTCTTCGCATTCCAGTAGCAGTTCCGTATGCTGTTCTTAAAGCACATCGCTGGAGACATCCAGTTCTCATACTGCTGGCCGTCACTACGCTTTCTTGAGGAGTATCCACGAAAGGTGTACCCATCCTCGCGGACATCCCCTTGTACAAACGGGAAGCCCGTCGAAGGATTGAGTCGTTTCATATTGCCTCAAAGTAGAAGTCGTCAGTAACCGTGATAGGTACGTAATGGCCTTCGTGGATGAAATTACAAATGGCAAGCGCCATGACCGTGTCGTCGAAGCACCCCGCCTCCGCTTCCATCTTTCCGTCATCAGTGACCACATATGTCTGACACTCACGCAGGGTGAGCTTGTCGTTCACTGCAATCTCTTTCTCACGGTAGGCAGCGCGGAGCTTGTCTATGATCAAAGGCTTTGTCTTGACAGTCGTTCTGAAGCCGTACGTGACTGTCTCAACCTCTGTCTGTTTATCTACAGCCGTTTCAAAATAGATGTTCGGGTACGCGAGATCCTTACCTAGGCGTGTGCAGGTCAAGATGCCGTGGTTATTCGACTCCACCGCTATCTTTGCTGTGTTGAAGAAATAGCCAAGCTTCTCAAGGACCGTAGCGAAGTAGTCAGGGTGTACTTGGGACCTATAGACCCCCACCTGCCTCTTCTTGGAGTCTAGGATCTGAGCTACAGACCAGTCCCCTCCGCGTACCCCCATAGCCACGTCAGCGCCTATGTAGTAGGTCTCTCCTGGATCCACATGGTGGTAGAGAATCAAGGAACCCCGAGGCTGTTCCTCGAAGTCCTCATTGATCAGTTCCAACCTGGACACAATATCCGGAGCCTGTTCGATAAGACTCTGAAGCTGCTGAGGATGAAACACAGGGCGCCCGGAGGTCAGGAAAGCTTCGTCGGCGTGGCAGGGGTACTCTTGGTTGAAGAGTTCAATGCCGTTGAGGGCTATCTTCCTACGGCGAAACATCAGTTGCTCGTCATCCAAGGCGTACTTCTTGACTAACGCGTCTTCCTCTGGGGTCCTTTCGAATCCCTCGGGTACCGGCATGCGGTACTCAAGTTGCACGAACCAGGGTATGAACACCGCTTCGTATTCGTTGGTGCCATTTACCGCGTTGGTCCATATCTCATGAAAAGGGTTTCCAATGCCGTTCGCGGTTGACTCAATGAATACAAAGGTTCCCTTAGCATTGGGGATCGCTTGCATGAGGCCGTTGATGTTGTCTCTGGCTGTTGCTGGCGGGTAAAAGGCTGCTTCGGAAAGGTGTGCAAGCTGTAGCGTCTCGCCACGGCCAACACCCTCGCCACCTGCGGTAGCCACCATGTAGGAGCTATCAAGCAGGTCAAAACTCAACTCCTTGCGGGATGAGTACTTAGTGTGGGGTTTTAGAATCTCAGGACAAGACTCATGGTATCTACGACACATCTCAAAGAGAGCCTTGGTGCTTTCTCCCTGATGGGTCATGACCAGTGATTTGACGGCCTTATGTTGGCTTGTCCACCAGTAGAGGATGCCTTCGATGATCGTTGAGAGACCTTGCTGCCGCCCCTTAAGAACCACTACACGCACTTTGCCGGTTGCCTGAAGTTGGTCGATGACCGTCTTCATGAAAATCTTTTGTGCTGCATTGAGGACGAGGGGCGCGATGGTCCCCTCTTTCGTTCGGATCTTGAGCGCGTGCTTGGCATAAAATTCGAAGTCCTCGAACAGTCGCTTTCGCACCGCTCTTTGGTCACTCACTTATCCAAATCTCCTGCGATTTCACTGAGGAAATCCTCAGCCTTCTTAACGGTCACGTTGGTCTCCGCTGCGGGCTTGGCCATCGACCACTCAAGGACCGTGCGTGCGAACGCAAGTTTGTCCTTGGGCAGAAGATCCTTGCGGCGCATTTCGGTGACCACGGTTTCAAATGCTTCCCGAGCCGCTGCATCCTTCGGGATCACGATTCCTTTGTCTTCCATAGCTTTCACAATTACCTTCGCCTCAGCCGCAGCCTTGGCAATCATTTTCTTTCGACGGTATGCAGAGAAGCCGTCAGTGGCTCCCTTGGGGCGCCCGCCCTTACCTATGGCCAACTTGCGCCATTCGGCCATCTGAGCACGTCCCTCGGGTGTCTTAGCTAACTCCGCGAACCCCGGCGTCTTTGACTTTGGTGTTCCCTTTGGTCGGTTTGCTCGTGGCTTTTTCTGTTGCTGCTCCAAGAGTTCCCTCCAGTTGGGTTACACGTTCACCAATCGAGCGTTGAATCGCTTTCAAGGTGGCGTCAGCAGATGGGTAAAGGCCTTCATGGGGGAGCCGAAGGAGAACCTCGGTACCGATGACTGCCTTTTCCTTTTCGGTTAGAAAACTCGACGCGTAGACTTCATCAAACGCCGAGAGTAGGGACAACATTTCTGTTACTTTCATTTCTTAGGACCATATTTGGTAAGCGGGTGCACCAATTCCTTGATGAACTTGGCTTCCGTAGGGGTTGCGGACTGCAGGCGACTCTGCACAAGAGCTTCCTTAGCGGCAGTGGTCCTCAAGTTCGCCACTTGGGATGCGAATCCTGCCAGTTCATCCGTAGGGGCCTTGGATACAGCACGGTCTAACGCCGACCCTGCCTGACGTACGGCCTCTTTATATGCGATGGGGTTACGGACAGCCTCAGTTGCACTGGAGAGGGCACCTTGGGGACCCTGCATCTGCTTGCCGATGTACCCTTGTTCCTTGAGGCCCCTGAGACCGTTCTGGACAGCGTAGAATGAGTTCTCGTCAGCGATCTTGCCGGTCCTACGTAGTTCCGTCGCTGCGGGACCAAGTACGGGGTGATTCGACAACGCACGGAGACCAGCGAGGGAATCCTTGGATGTCAGGTCGAGACCCGAACGGCCCCCTTGGAGTGTCTCTTGGAAACCCCCGCCCAGAGGCATGCGGGTTGCCTTGGACATCGCGTTGCGAGACGCTTGGGCCTTTGCAGCGAGGTCTGCGGCAGTAGCCTGAGCGTCTGCAGCGGTTTTAGCTTTCACCGCGTCTGCTGCGGCTTTTACCTGGGCATTCTCCGCATCTTTGGCGAGTACCTGCCCTGCCTCTGTACCGAAGCCAGCTTGGGATGCCCTCTGAGCCTCAGCGGCTGCGGACTTCGCTTGGAGAACCTTGAGTGCCTGGGCACCCTTGGACGGCCCAAGTTGCTCGAGGACCTTATCAGCCACAGGGCCTTGCTTGATGAGCTTCTGGATCGCTTGTTCGCGGGTCTCACGACCGCCGAGTGCGTTCACTGCGAGGTTACGTACGGCCTCGATGGGGATCAGGTTACGGGCAGCAGCACGACCAACCTTGGCAAAGATGTTGTCGTAGGCAGGCTTGGCAGCAGTTTGTGCGCCTACCGTGGTCTGCTTGTTGATGATTGCCGCAATATCCGGAGGGAGTTTCGCGAGTTGCTCATCACTCAGTGCTTGGCCCCGTTGGAGAGCCGTGCGGATCTCAGGATCAGCAATGTGGTCCATGGCTTGTGCTACATAACCATTACCGATTGCATTCGCCTGCTTGGCGCCAATAGCCTTTCCGCCCTGAGCTTCTCGACTAGCGAGACCTGTGAGGTCCTTGGTAGCCTCAGCGACCCGGCGAGCGCCCTCCTCTCCACCGTTGTTCTTGATGTAGGAAGCAACCTTCTGGGACATTGTGGCTGGCATAACGGCAGCAAGGGGACCACCAAGAGCGGCGCCCACACCCGCCCCTACCCCTGCAGACTTAACCTTGTCGACCAGATTGTCGGAATCGTTGTGACCGAGGCCCGATGCAGCGCCTTCAGCAGCACCTACGCCCGCCCCATAGAGACCCCGGACGACCCTAGAGGCCGTAGCGGGAGCCTGCACAGCCTTCAGGATGCCCAAGCCCGGTACGGCAGCGCCTGCGAGCCCTCCCACGACCTTTGCACCCGTGGAAGCGTCTTCGTCCTTCTTTCGCTCGTTGGCGAGGTTCTGGTCGTACGTGGTTCCCTTGGTGCGGCCTGTCAGTTCGTCCATCTTGGCAGCGAACTTGTCAGCGAGACCGAAGGTAGCCGTATCAGCGATATGCCGAACCGTATCATCGACCTCACGCA